TTTAAAGCGTTGCCGCCACCTTTTACCGTAGGAGTTGTGGTTGTACCTGTAATACCGCCACCTGTCTTATCATAGGTTGGAAGTAAAGTATCTTTAATCCCTCCAAAAGTTCCTAAGTCTTTTCCTTCAAAATAGTTACCGCTAAAAATACCTTGCTTTAAAGGATTCGCGTAATCTCCTACCCCCACTAGACCTTGTGCAGCTTGAAAAGGTGATGATAAACCTCTTGATAAACCACCAGTAAACCCTCCACTAGCAGTATCTCCAATATTACCTATTCCTTGAAAAAGGGCTTGGCTAGCATAGGATAACCCAGCCGACTTTAAAGCATCACCCCAAGATCCGCCTTGAAGTTTTGCTGTAAGTCCAGAAGCTATGATACCACCGATTCCTGGCGCAATAGCATTGCCTATTATAGGTGCGGCGATTGGAAGAACTTTTTTAAACACGTTCTTAACAGCCTTAAATATCTTTTTAAAGAAAAACTCCGGCTGACCTGTTACAGGGTTGATAGAGTTAAGAGCGTCACCAACTACGTAACGATTAGGTTCTTCAATACCCATAGCTTTCATTTGATTAAATAGCTGTGTTTTAAGAGCGGGGTTTGCGTCTAAAATTTCTTTNGGTACAAAAGTCTCACCTTCAGCAGCGTGAACCATGTAGTTATCACCATACCGTCCTAATGTNGCTAACCCTGAAGCAAGGGCTTGGGCGGAAGGTTCTCCACTAAGTTTTACATTTGATTCCATCATCGTGATACCTCTAATACGCTACCGAACACCATTATTTTTGACGCAGTGTCACAGTTTAAGATTAACAAATCACCCGCTTCTAATGCAAACGGACCTTCAAGAAGAACAGAAGTAGCTAAAGTCGTAATCGTTTCTTTTCTTAACGTAACCGTAGCAGAAGCAGAAGTATCCGTTATCTTAGTGAATACCACTATAGAGCCACTATGGCTATTGTACAAATTAATGTCTTTAATAATAGCTTCTGTAGCCGCTGGACACGTATAAATTGTGACATCTCCCGTGGATCCAACCGTAGTTACGATGTTTTTATATACTGAGGCCATTATTCAAAGAACCAACTTAATGCTCGACTGTTATCTTTACTCTCTATCTCAATAGGAAATTCTTTCTTAGTAAGGGCCATTTCTATGTCCCGTAAAATTCTTTGGAAAAGCGCCTGATCATATGCATTAGGAGCATCTGGAAAACTATGGTCTAATAAACTTCCCATTACCTTCTCCCATCAGGTCTAATATCCATACGTAAATCTCCTAAAGTCCATGCCATGTCTTTTACAGAACTCTGTATTCGTAAAACTGCTTGCCGTGAGCGTCCTCTTAAAAAGACTTGTTGAGTTGTAGGTGTAACAGCATTTGTTGAGTTAGTTGTTAGGCTATCTCCAGGAAAATTTCTAGTCTTTAAGATATAACTTACAGAACCAGAAGAGTCAGTACTGCTATCTGTTATGTCTATGTCTGGAATAAGTCTGTTCATAAACATATAGGTTTCACCATCTCCTTGGTCAAAGTCCGCAGACTCTATAAAACATGTCATGGCAGTTCCGTCATCATCTTCACCGTTCTCATGAATGTATACTACATTAGCTCCGCCAGTAACACCACATCCTCTTGGGTTATCGTGTATACCATAGTCTACCCAAGCTGTTCGAGATAACGATCCTATGTCCCATGTGCCTTCAGTATAGTTAAACTTAACGTACTTGTCGATTTCTTCGGAGTCTGCGGTAGCGTAAAACCAAAAAACTTCGTCAAACATACGATTAGATGCGGCAAAAAACTTAAAGCTTTGCTCTAGGTTAATGTTGTCAAAAACATATCTAAGAACAGTACACGGAATAACTTGCACACTTCCTGAGTAAGCGTAGAAGTTTTCTCTATCCATCCAGAATACCCTATCGCCCACGGTCACTGATACGTTAGGACCTAACAACGAAGTATTACCCGCAACTAAAGAAAAGGAGAACACAAGATCACCGCCCACAAACCTCATTGCGTGCATGTTAACATCTGTCCATATCAATATTTCTTGTCGTGTTCTTTGAGCGGATATAATTTGTGAACCTGAAGATATCCTGATGCCACCCGCTGTGTTATCTACTTGAGGTGTCCAGTTAAACGGATTCTCTTGATCAGACCATCTTACTTGTAAAAGATCTTGATCAGTTTCTCCTCTAGGGTTACAGCCAAAACAAATAACATGTCTGTCAGCGCCTGATATCAAAACCTTTCTAGCAACTGTTGGTGCGTCAGAAGCACCTGATTGAGAAGAAAGAGGGGTTGCTCGAGCGTTTAATCCTAAAGTTTTATCCCAGTAATATACGCCTCCGTCAAAAACATTCATCACCAAGTCTTCACCAAAATTATCTTGAGACCAAAGACGTATGTTAGATCCTACACTTGCTGAAGTAGAGGCGGCATCACCCCATCCTATAAAGTCATTCGCTTCTTTAACATCAACTCCTGAACTATGAGAAACTGCTGTTGTTCCTCTAGCTCCTCTTACAACACCAGCGTTTAATGTGTTACTTGTTTTACCTGTATACAGTACAAGTTCGCTTTCTATTTTAATTAAACCTACAAAAGTAACAGCATCTCCACTACTACTGGTGGCAGCGGTAGATCCGTCAGAAGCTCTAGTTAAATCTGAAAAAGCGTTACTTGCATTAGTTGTATACCTAATAAACTCACTGCCTATTTTTACTGTTCCCTTAGAAGGAAAGCTGGATGAATCTGCTACAGGAATAGAGGCACTTGTCGCTGTTAAATCAGCGGAAGTTGTAGTAGCAACGGTTTCAAAATCAGAAGCACTTGTAAGAACAATAGCTGATGTAATTGAATCGTTGATTCCTGTTGCTAAAGTTGTCTGAGAGTAGAAAGAAGATATACCTCCATAGAGACCTGCCCCCCAACCATTGCCTGATACCACAGTTCCTAAACCTGTATTAATTTGATAAGCCGCTATAACAGAAGACCCACCTCCTGCCGTAGACCCACTTCCCGCAGATCCTGTGGTTGTTACAGTAAAACTGTTAGAATCAATAAGGGTAATTTCATGCTCTCTATTTATTACTGCCGCTCCAATACTATCTACAGCAGAAGACCCGCTAAAGGTTACAAAGTCCCCATTAACAGCGCCGTGAGCAGGAGCAGTTACAGTTAGTATTCCTGAACCAGCGTTACCTGTTGTAAAAGGATTATTTCCTAAAGTTACAGTTGACCGTAGAGGAGTTACATCATTATAGCCCCCACCATTTTCAATATAAAATTTTGATTCTGTTCCAAGCCCCATAAGATTAGAGTTATCTAAGGTAGACCATGTATGTAAAGATCTTCCAACACCCTCTATGGTTTGGCTGGTCAATCGAGTCCACCCGCCCATCTTTTCGGGTCTTCCTTTACGAAACCTTATAAGATCAGAGTCAAACCACCCGTTCTCATCTCCATAAGAAGTAGTTTCTCTGTTTACCCCTGGTTTAAATGTGATTTTATTTAAAGGCATTAACCACTCTTTTCTATTATGTTACTCTACTTCAACCCAGCCTTTAGAATTATCGGCTTGGTAAACATCCTCATCCCAATGGTACATTTTATCGTCATCTGGTTTTGTAATTGGTGCTTGCCAATCATCATCAGAATCTAAAGCCCATGAACCGTATGGTTGTGGTGCTACAAATTTGTCTTTGGATGAATCATAAGTAAAACCAATGCCAGCATATTGCTTTCGGATTTTATTGTTGTAACTGGTTTTTACCCAATCATCTTTGTGAACATTAGCCTGTAGCCAATCGATACACGCCTGTTCACCGTCGTTAGTTTCCATTTCGTTGTCCATTACCAATACTTGAACAACAATGTTGTCTGAATTTACTTGAGCGTAGTGTGCCATTATTGAATCACCTTTAAATCTGGCTCCAGAATTTCTGGAGGCTGGGGGTTTTGCTTTTGAGTTTTGCCTTTAATGAAAGCATCGCACTTTCCCCATTCCATCATGGAGGGAAAAATACTTATGATCTGACCTTGGATTGTAACAATCGGAACTGGAGGGTTTATAATGCAAAGGACTTCACCTTCTGCCTGACTCTCCATTGAATGACTACAACTTCCGCAACTTTTTTTCATACTAATTCCTATTTATATTTGTATCTAATTATTACAACTCCTGAACCACCAGCGGCACCAGTACCAGCACCAGCAGTACCTCCACCACCAGAACCCGTATTAGCTGTTCCTGCTACAGGGGCGGGACTTCGGTTATAAGTTGAACCTGCACCACCGCCTCCAGCACCTCCAGCACCACCGCCAGTGCCTG